AGCTCCTTCGCGTTCTCGGCCGTCACCGCCTCGCGGTTGCGGAACAGGTGCCCGGCCATCAGCAGGACCGCGGCGCGGATCGCCGCATTGGTCACCATCGGGTCGCACCCAGCGGAACCGTCCAGTACCGCTTCCGCCATCGCGTCCACGTCGGGGAACACGCGCCGGTTGAGGAAGTCCTGGACGTACTGCTCCGCGGCGTCCGCGTAGGTCGTGAGAATCACGTCGTCCCACGCGCCAGCGACGTTGCAGTGCGCCCGGATTTCCCCGATATCGACGAGATTCACGGTCAGCCGGCCTTCTTGGCGGCGGTCTTCTTGACGGCCTTCGTGGTCACTGGCGCAGCCGCAGGCGCATCTTCGGCCTGCTTCTCGGGCGCCTGCGTCGATTCGCCGATCAGCTCCGCCAGGCCTTTGCTCACCAGATCATCGGCGTGACGCTTGCTGCCGACCTTGAATTTGTCGCCCGCACGGCGGCTGCCGTGGTGGTCGAAGCTCGAGATTGCCTTCAGCTCGTACATGTTCGCTCTCCCAGAAAAAGAGAGAGGGCGGCCGCAGCCGCCCTCTCGTTGACGAATGCCGCAGGGCCTTACGGCGTGACGTCCAATCCTTCGAAGTCACCCTTGGCGAACGCCTCGGGGCGGTACACGGTCAGGGCCAGAGCCTCTTCCATCAGGATCTTGACCATGTTCCTCACGAAGTCGCGATCGTCCTGCGTGGCCACCAGAACCTGGATGTCTTCGCGGTCGTGGATCTCGGCCGCAATGCCGCCACCGAACGCGCCGACCAGGAACTCGCCGCCGTCCATCGCCTGCGTCGGAACCACATTGCGGCCCCAGAGCGCCGGCGTGGTGATGCCGCGCGGGTTTGCGAACAGATAGGCGTTGTCGTCCGTCTTGCTCAGCTCGATCGCGGCCCAGTCCAGCGGGCTCAGAACGATGCCGTCCGCCCACGCCTCGGCGAGTTCGACCTGCAGGAGTGCCAGACGCAGGCGATCGATGCGCGTCTCCGCCTGCACAGTCACGCCCGGGTTCACGTAGGCCGCGGCCTGGGTGTACAGGCCGTTGATGTTGAGGCCGACGCCCGAGCCCTTCAGCAACTGCGCCTCTTCCTTCAGCTTGAGGCCGTAGCGCAGTCGGCCGTCGATGTAGCCGCGGAGCATCGGCACGTCACGGAGCACCTGGCGCGACGCGTGGATCCAGTGGGCGATGGTTGCCACCGGGGCGGAGTCCGCCTCGAACGTGATGTTCGACTCGGGCTTGAGGCCGGTCGGGTTCTCCGCCACCACGTCAGCGTTGTTCGTGTAGCCCGTCTCGCGGACGTACTCGACAGCGTTGGAGCTGGTGCGAACGACATTGAGCATGTCCCGGATGGTCAGGCGACGCAGGCCGGGGGCGATGATGCCCTCGCGCCGCTGCGGCACGATCAGGTCGCCGGCGGATGCGCCATCGCTGGTCACGACCGCCTTGACGTCCATGCTGAACTTGCTGCCGCCACCGCCGGACGCGCGCGCCGCCCACGCCTGGAACTCTTCGTTGTCGGCGACCTGGGCGCCCATCGACTTCGGGCCGTCGAAGCCGCCGCCGCCCTGCTCCATCTTGGCGACGAGCTGCTCGGCGGCCTGGAGTCGTGCCTGCAGCGCGCCCTGCTCGGTGAGCAGCTTGTCGACGCTGGCGCGGGTTTCCTCGGAGAGCTTGGCGTGCGCCTTGATCTCCTTCTGTGCGGTCTCGGCCTGCGCCTTGACCTGGTCGTTGATCTTGTCCAGAGCGGTCTGGATCTGTTCGGGGGTTGCCATGTTGAAATCCTCGTTACGGGTTGATGAGCGGATGCCGCAAGAGCGCGGCGTGGCACTTCTCGTTGACGTCCGGTTCGTCCCGGCCGCGTTCGGTGGCGTCACGCTCACCGCTGCCGCCCGGGTCACCCTTGGCGGACTTGAACTCACTGATCAGGCGCATGGCCTCGGTTTTGGGCATGCCGCTGGCGCGGAGCGCGGCCTCGATCCGGCGCACCGCGGATGCAGTCGCCTTGCCGCCATCGGTTCCGACCTGATCGGACGCCAGCAGCTCGTCGGCGAATCCCTGCTCGATGGCATCTGCGCCACCGATCCACGACTCCGCGTCCATCAGCTTCGCCATGGCATCGCGGTCGCCGCCGGTGCGCGCTGCGTAGATGTCCGCCATGGCCCGATCGAACGGCTCAAGCGTGTCCGCGTACTCGCGCAGGTCGTTGCGATTACCCATCGCGGAAACCCAGGCGTTGTGGATCATCAGGAAGCCGGCGCGCGCGATCTGCACGGTGTCGCCGGCCATGGCGATGACGGATGCCGCAGACGCAGCCAGGCCGATGACCTTCACCGTCACCTCGCCCTTGTGCTCGCGCAGCAGGTTGTAGATCGCCAAGCCTTCGAACATGTCGCCGCCGGGGCTGTTGACGTTGACCGTCACCGGCCCCGCGCCCATGTTCCGGAGCGCGGCGGCGACTCGCTTGGCAGTCACCCCTTCGCCCGTCCAGTAGTCGTGGCCGATCACGTCATAGACGCTGATCGATCGCTCGCCCTCGGCGTCAGTTGCCGCAGCGCGGACGCTCGGGTTCCACCGATCAAGGGCGCGCGGCTGCAGGTGGCTGGAAACGCCAGCGTGCACTCGCCCCTCCGGCGCACCCGGCAGGCTTTTCATTGTCATCGGTCGCTCCATCAGCCCTGTGCGGGCTTGTCTTCGAACCCCAGGAACGCGCGCATGGCGGCCCGGGCCTGTTGGTCTGCCGGCGCCTGGCCGACTGCATCGAGCGTGGTCATGGCGGACTGCACGGTCAGGACCGCGGCATTGCCGCCCATCGGCTCGCGGTCTTCCAGCTCGCGCACTTCGTCACGGGTCAGAACGCCGTTGTTCACCATCGCCGTGTAGAACGCCGCGCGGCCCGCGCTGTCTGCGCGCAGCAAGCCCTCGACCGCGAACTTGGCGTAGTAGCGCCCGCGCTCGGCCGGCGACAGCAGATCCTTTGAGATGGCTTGCTCGATACGCTTGAGCCAGGGCGCCAGCGTGAAGGTCAGGAACCCGATCATCTGCTGCTCGATACCCGAGCCCCAGCTGGTCGACTTCTCGCTATGGCCGACCATGAAGGGCGGCACGCGGAACCACCGGCAGACTTCCTCGACGCTGAAGCCTCGCGACTCGAGCAGCTGCGAATCGGACGGGTTGATGCCGACCGTGCCGATGTCGGTCCCACCTTCCAGCAGTGGCGTCTCGCCGCGTTCCACGGCGCCCAGGACGTTCTTGCGAAACTCGTTGCGCTGCTCAGGCTTTAGGAGTGCCGTCACCTTGTAGTAGACGGTCTGCAACATTCCGTTCGAGAACGTGCGCGCTGCGGCTCGGTCGGCGGCGATCGCGCCGGCGAACACGTGCGCGCCGTACGCGATGACCGACACGCCGGTGCGGCCGTCCAGCGTGAAGCCCGGGATCTCCCAGATGCGCTCGCGCGGGATGACGCGCTGGCGCCCGTCTTCCTCCGTGTACCGCCATTCCTTCTTCCCGTCGCTCCCGCGCGATGTGGTCAGGCGGTCAGGGTTGAGGAACTGCAGGCCGACCACGCGCCCGCCAATCATCAGCTTCTCCGCGCGCCCAGCGCCTCGCAGCAGCATCGCGGCAACGGTGGCTTCCCAGTGCACGGAGGCTGACGTGTCACCGTTCGGCTGGTCATGGATGATGAAGTGCAGCGGGTGCTGCGGCGCTGGCCGCTTCCCGCTCGGCGCCTTCTCGTAGATGCCCAGGGGCAGGGTCGCGATCGTCTCGGAGATGAGGCGCACGCAAGCCCACACCGCCGACACCTGCATGGCGGTAGCCGGCGTCACCGACACGCCAGGCACAGACGAGCGAGTACCCCAGCCAAGATCGTCCTTGATGTCGAGCTGCACCGGCGCCCAGTTGGTCACGGACGCCAGGATGCGGCGCATCAAGCCCGGTTTGGTCTTCATGCCTTCGCCTTCGCAGGGTTGCTCAGCCAGTCGTCCATAGAGCCTGTGTCCTCAGCTTGCATCGCGCGGCCCATCGCCAGGATCAGCGCGACGGCACCGTCGATC